GTTCCTTGCTTAATTTGGCCTTCAATTCTTTGACGGCTTTAATCTTTTCCAGACTTTCGCCTAATAAGCCAGCCGCTTCAGCATCAGAGATTTCTATTTGCTTTGTGATCGCTTTTGGCTTTACAATCGCTTCTGGAGCCTTGGGGGGTATAACGGGTCGGGTTGGAGGCCGTTCGGCCACTGGCGCACGAGCTAACGGCCTTCCTGTGGGTTCTGGCGTAGGCGATATGTCTTTGGGTGCTTTCGTGGGCTGTTGCCGAGCTATAGCATCAAGTATCGGCCTTATCTCATCGGTTACCTGCGACACCCTTTGGTCTCTTACTTGGCTGGTTACTTTTCCTTTCTTGTGTTGCTTGACCCAGAAATCACCCTGTTGTTGGGCCTTTACGATACCCCTCAAGGCTTCATCGGGTACGTCTTTAAGATTAATGCCGATTTTTATACTGTTTTTACGAATAGCTTTTATTGCCTTGGTTTCTAAATTCTGCCGGACTTTTACTTGCACTGCTTTCGATGCTTGTTTCAATAACCCTAACGCCTCAAAACCAGCGATAGTAAAGACAGTTTCCATCACATCTTCTTTTGAGCCGCCTCGGGCAGCCGTTAGTAAAGAAAAACCAGCTATATTCAAAGGTATCCTGATTGGGCTTGACGGCACAAAGGCCCCAGTTGCACCTACACCAGCACCTAAAGTTGTTGAAATTCCCACCTTTTTTATCCTGTCCCCAATAGTCTCGCCTTCGCTTGGTGCTTGCAAGGTTGCGTGTGTTCCGAATTTTAATCCTGCCATAACCATAGCCCTAAGTCGGGGAAATTTTTGTAGCTTTGCTATTTTTCCAGCAATGTCAGGAATTGCAGCAAACTCTAATATTATTTTTGGTATCTGCACACCTGCTTTGAAACCCAGACTTTTAATATCAAATGGCCTCTCCGCTATAATTCTATCAACCGCATCCAGCGTTTTTGAAAAATCTCCTTTGTTGAATGGGTTTAAGCCCTGCCTGTCCAAGTATTCGTTGACATTAAACAGATTGCCAAAATTAGAAAAGGCATATATAGCACTTTGGGTTTTCGGTCCCAAAGTCTCCAAGTCGGCCTTGATTCTGCGTACGTCAGTTTCCCTGACAACCGTCTCAGATATTTCTTTCGAGAAGTTTAATACGCTCCCCGAAACAACATTGCTTATCGCACTAAAATCTTCATCTGGCAAAGAGCGTACAATATCTATGGGCTTGAACTCCTTATTCTCAGCAAAGAAATCCTTGACGACATCGGCTCGGCTTTTCTGTAATGTTTGCGCCTTGCCCAATGCCGCTATATTTAAGGATTCCAAACCAAAGGTAGAGACTGGCTTAACATCCCCACCAACAAGACTTCCTCTTTGTTGCGACGTTAATTCAGAAACAGGTTTTAGGAACTGCAATTCGGGGGCTTGCCTAACGCCTCGCGACTGAGCAGTTTGTAAACCAAAATGTTGGCTTACCTCGTTTTGAGTAAATCCAGCCTCTATAAGCGAACCGGCACTACCCTGAACATGTGTTTGTATTTCAGTATCACTAAATCCAGCATTTTTTAATTCTGCTACAGTTGCCATTATTGAGTTCGTCTAATAAAGTCAGCAATAGATTCGCCCTCTTGCTTGCGTTCAGTAGGAGACGTCGGTGCGGGTTGCGTAGCTTTAGCCCGCTCGGCTTTTATAATCTCTTGGAAGAATGGAGATTGTAAATCGAACTCTACTTCGTCTCGCGGAACAGCCGTCTTGGGGTCATCGCCGCTAATATTAATACCTAAAGATTCTTCAAAAGAACGAAGTATCGTTGCTTGTTCACCAGGTGGTCTGCTGGCAAAATTAGTTTCCTGTAGGAATCGCCTAAACTCGGGTGCAACTTCTTCCTGTGAAACATTGGGGCGCTTTATCCTTTCCCGAAAACCTTCACCTAAACCAAATGTGAAAAAACTTTCTTGTTGAAAGAACGGTAACTTCTGGGCTACTTCAAAAAACACTGGAGACTCTTCGGCAGTTGCGTCGTCTGGAATAAGAGGGTCTATGTCGCCAATTATCTTTGCCGGAACACCTCGCTTGCTAAGCCTACCCAAAAACTCCAGCTTAGGAGGCAAGTTGAATTGTTCTGACCTGCCAAACTGCGCCTCAGCAAGCTCAACCCGTCTCTCAGATAAACCAAATTCACGTTCGCGAATATCTGCCGAAATTCCAGCCTGTCCTGTTAGCCTTCGTTCTCGTTGCGCGAACTGCTCGCGCTGCGTATTTAACTGGCTTTGTTGAAATTGGGCATTAACCGTCAGTTGTCTTTCAAACCGTTCCTCTCGTTGTCTCTGTAATTCTATCTGCCGAGCACGTTGGAACGACTCTTGGAAACTCCTGTTAAATCTTTGAAAATTATTAGCCATAATTTACTCCTAAGCAAAAAATGTACCCGAAGTGGTTGGAACATCAAAACCTGCACCACCGCCAAGGGCAGGGTCGCCACCAAATATACTATCAAAATTTATATCAGTTGCGCCGGGCGGGGCTGTGTCTTTTCGTTTAGAAAATGCAGCGGCCAATACTTGCGCACCCACTCCCAAGGCCGCACCACGTTCCGCTTGTCTGTTTTGTTCTAATAATTGATTGATATTTTGTGCCTGTTGGACGAAAGCAGGAACCTGTCTTTCTATGTTTATTATATTCTGCAAATTACCAAACCTGTCTCTTTCAAATTTTTGCTCCTCCTCAAAGACCGCCCTTGGCCCTGCTCCGGCTTCTGCAACACCGCCAATACCTGTCCCGATTACCTGGCCAATATTAGACTGTATCACATCGGGAGATGGGCTGGTTACAGTCAGTGCCTTTTCTCTTGTACGTCTTTTCTGGCCTTCAATTTTTAGTGCATTGCCTATGAGTTGCGAGGATAGTTTGGCAGGGAATTTTTGTGTTCTTATTACGTCGAATAGTTTGTTCTTGAGAGCTTCGCCTTCGGCTGACAATGGAACAACTGTAGACACACCCTTAATACTGCCGCCACCTCCTTTTGGACCAAGCAAACCACCCGCCGCGCTACCTATGGTTGCACCAGCGGCTATACTAAGCCCTCCTGTCGGAGCAGCTAATAAAGCCCCAAGGCCAGCACCGCCTATCGCACCGCTAAATGAAATACCCATAATTATTGCCTGAAAAATGAATTAGATTGATTAAATAATCTCGAAAACAACTGTTGGGCTGATTCCTGCCCTTGCTTGCTTCCGGCAAACTGTCCTATCCCTGAACCTAACCCCGAAGAGAACTCGCTGCCAAATGTAGGTGATTGTGCAAGTCTTAATTGCTGTTGATTAAATCTTGAAGCCAACGTAAGGGCCAATCTCTTTTCACCAGCCACAGAAGTCAGCCCCAAATCTATCGCTTCCTGAGTTTCCTGTCCCGGTATGAGGTCAAATTCTCTTTCCACATTGAATCTTTGCCTCGCCGCTTCTCTGCCTATTTCCTCGGTAGCAAATGTCCTTACCCGTTCATCTTCGGCGGGAATAAATCTATTCAGGCGCCCTGGTAAATCCGCTAAGGCAACCCCTTTTTGTTTTTCTATTTCGGCAAGCAATGACTGTTCTGCCCGTTGTGTTATTTCAGGGGTCAGGCCGCGACCTTCAAGGCCAGATGTTATGAAAGACCTTAATTGCGTTTCGGCCCCGCGACCTTCTTCGCTTAGCTGTGGCAACGGCGCAGGTTTAATTTTCTTGCTACTGCTTCCGAAAATTCCCATAGTTATCTCTTATTTTATGTATCCTAAAACTTTCAAGGTGAACTGTGATGTAGTGAATGCCGCTACCTGTATGATGCCGGACGAATCAGTTGTAACCGTGCCATAAACAAACTCGGAAGGTGCAGAGCCCGACAAGTTGAAACTTACACCTTCACCTAAAGGATGTGCGGAATACGCGCCACCCTCTCCTTTTGGCTTGATTTTCACATCATCAACCTGTGATTCTATTTGAAAAAAGACTAATGCGACATTTGCACCAACAGAAGATGATATATCTAAGTCTTCAAACGTACTGCCAACGCCAACAGTAACATTAAATTCGTCAGTAGCAGCGGTAAAAAAACCGGAAGTTGGCACTTGGTCATCTACATATTTCTTATTAGCAAGCCCCTTCTCATCCGTAGGCGCAGTATTTGTGGCCGTAGTGGAGCCATCCGGGATAGTGCCATCCATCTTGGCCCTTGTAACCGCTGCCGTTGCCAATTCCGTTGTATCCACGGCACCAGCAGCTATTTGGTCAGAGGTTATACCTCCCGCCAGAATAGTATCATATATCTGGTCTATCGGTTCGTTTACATGCGCTGCCTTGACGACCTGTCCGGTTGTCGGCGTTCCATTTACTAACGGTCTTGTGTATGTAGTCATAGTTTACCTAATGAAGAACTGGTTCCGGTCTGTATTTTAATGTCATTATCATAATATCTGTATCGCCACTGTTAGACGTTGAAAGTTGTAATTGTGCGTTTCTTCCCTTAGTCCCTCTTGGGAACCGTGTATGTATATGACGGAATTTCTTATCGGATGAACCGTAAGTGTCAGTTCCGTAAACAGCAGAACCATACAATGCAGTTCCGGCAGGTATACTGCCTGCTCCAATAACCAGGGTGGCAGCTTTTTGAAAAGTACCTTCGTTAATATCGAGTCCGGCCACAAAAGTTACCCCAGTTGTTTCTGTGCCTATCGAAATAGAACTATAAATTGAGTTGGCAGGAATATCCTGTGGATGGAATCTTTTCGAGTTTAATTTAGTTATTATATTTTGACTCGTAGTATTGCCAAAGTCAGTGAAATTGAGAAAATCAACTACTCCAAAAACGTCATGTTCCTGGATATACTTATTGTCATTGTCAGCAGTATATAAGTGCTCCCCCAAAACATTAGGAGCAAAAACATTGAAATAATTAGCAGACCAATTGACCGTAGACCACCCTGCCGTACGACGTTGTCTGTTTAATATCAAAAAGAGTGTATGGGTTGCCCACGCTATCGTATTGTTATTAACTGAACCGGTCGAGGTATATGATAAATAATATCTTTCTTTGTAAAGAACTCCGACCGAGTTGCTTCTCTGGTTCTGGGCTATTCCTTTAATTCTTTTAGCAATGCCATCTGCAATAGGAATCGCAAAATCCCCATCCTCTGACTGAGTATTAAAATCGGCCCAGTAAACATTATCCTTGCCCTGCCATACTAATCCTGTACCAATATCGACAATAGAATTATGGGAAGTACATCCTCTATCGGATATTTTTAATAGGTCGTTTGACGGGTCCGCATTTTCAAGGAAGAAAGTTTTTTTCTCTGTAAAAATATACAAATCTCTATTGAATTCCTTTATTCCTGTAATATCGGCAGAAAGATAGAAGGCGCTCGTCACTAAAAACATATCGGGCGTATCTAATTCCGAAAACACCAATTTCTGCCCTAATGACTCAGCAGTATTCTGCCCGATACCCCACAACCTTTTGTTAGCAACTACCGGATACTTTAATTTAGGCGGTGTCCCGGCATCAGCAAGGACCTCTACACCTTCCTCGCCAACAGGTGTTTCATCCGTAAACGTAGTTCCCGAAGAATAGGAACCTATAAAAAGAAAAGGTCCGGCAGATTGGTCCGGCGGAGATCTGTATATGTTGTTCTTTGAAGTCCCCGAGGCTACGGCGGGCAAACTTGATAATGCCATACTGACAGTAGTGTCAGCGCCTATGTCCGCACCGGCAGCAGTCAGACCTCCAGAAGCTGCCGAAGGGCCGGATTCGCCAAACTTTGTATTCGTGCCGCTGCTGTCATAAAAAGCTGTAACCTTATAAAAATAATCTCCATTAAACTGCAACCCTCTTTTGTCCGCCGCCGCAGTATCAGTTACAGCTGGTGTTCCTATTGTCGGAGCAGTAAGCCCCAACGCTGTAGCTGCATTATCTATCGTAGCAGGGTCGTCGCCGGTAACATCCGTATCATTCCACCTCAAGGGCGTATCTTTGCCGTTAGCAATTATAAGGTCTTGCGCGTCATTAACGCTGAAAACCGCAAAATTCACCTGAAAAGCATCTGTGAGATTAGATGAAAGAATAGATACCCATTCGTCCGTACCCCCTGTCTCCCAAAATTCCACGGCTGTATCCGCACCAGCATCTCTTGAAGCTACCAAACTTTCCGTACCTTTTAAGTTAGTCCATACAAAGGAGAGGGGGGCTGTAGACAAAATTGAATTACTTGTATTAACAAAATAGGGCTGGAACGGCCCCCTCGTCTGCAAATAGTTGCCATCAGCTATAAGATAGAAATTCTGCAATAATGAAAATTGGTTCTTCTCGATATTAGTAGCTAAAGTGTCTTCAATCAATCCGCCTGAAAAGTCGTTAAAGATTATAGTTTGCCATGTCTCGACCAGGCCGGTCGGTTGTAATATTTTAACGGGTGGAGCTAACTTAGTTGCCATAACCTCCCCCCAATAATTTATTTTGAACAGACGAAGCCGCCGCCTGCCTGCCTAAATCGTACTCCTGCCTTGGGCGTTCAGCCAGGACTCCCTCGCGTACAGAATCCAAAGCCCTGTAGACTATATAAGATACTATGAAAGGTTCCCACTCCGACGGGAAATCAAAAGTAGAACTCGTATCACTTTCATCCATAGCCGCAGAATTACGTGTATAAAATATTGTTATAGCATTATCGCCGGTAGCAGTTGTAGGGATTAAATCGAAATACAGAGTTTCCGCCCAGATGCTCCATGCTAACGGAGTGCCTACGCTCGCTCCCCACTTAATAGCTATTTCATTTCTGGGCGAAAAGTCCAACGGAACCAGTGCATATTGTGATTGGAATACATTAATCAAGCCCACAACGCTTGATGTAGAGAAAGTGGAAGCCGCGCCATCCGTATTAATTGTAGTCTTTGATTGCAAAACACCCGTAGTGGAGGTGAACTCCTTAGCGCCGTCATTGGCGTATCGCATCAAGGTAGTATTGTCAAACGACAGATCGGTTGCATCTGACAACCTGTCCCTTGCTCTATTTAGTAAATCAGCACCAGTGCTCATAAGTTCGCCCGTTCCAAATAAATCGCAACTTTAGCAATCAATTTAATATCATCATCAAAAGCCCCCATCGCGACATTGCACCTATTACAAAGAAGCCCTCTAATTTTCCCTGTCTTATGGCAATGGTCTATTCTTGGATAAGCATTAGATACTTTTCTTCCCTTATTGTTTTCATCTACCAATTCAAGATTACATATAGCGCATTTTCCTTTTTGACCCCTAAATAGACTATCAAACGCAGCCATAGTCAGTCCATATTTTTTAAGTCGATACCTTCTTTGTTCTGCTTTTATTTTCTTTCTGCCTTCTTTCGTCTTTTTTCTTGCACATCTTGCCTTGTTTGTTTTATCTTTATTAGCCAAAACCCTTGCTCTTATTTTATCTTTATTGGTTAATCTATAAAGAGCTTCTTTCTTTCGCAACCGCTCATTGTTTTTAACCCTGTAGAGACGTTGGTGTTCACTGATACATTTTATGCAATGCGTCGAATAACCTTTTCTATCTCCTCTCCTTAGATAGAATTCTTTTTCAGATTTTCTTTTCTTACATTTTGTACAAATTTTCATAATCGTGCTCGACTTTGTGGGTCCCTGAATCTCGCGCCTTGCCTTTGTCTTCTGATATGAATCGGCCCTGAATCACCTCTTTGTTGTGAGACGAAATTCTTCAATCTCTCATTATATCTTGCCTGGTATGCTTGGGCTTCTATCGGATAACCTAACGACTCAAGCGCAATCGAAGTAGCCAAAGAAGCCAACATGGGGTGGACGTAAGAAGATATTGTTGAAATCGAATCTTCGTCAGGAATTGTTGAAACGGTCATATTGATTGTAAAGGCAGAATCAGGAATGTCTCTTAATCTCATACGAATTACATCCGCAGTGCCGGACGAATCAATTGCGTAGACCGTAGGCGTCCCTGTCGCTGTTTCCTCAACATCAAGGGCATAGAACTGGTCTAAATCTATTCTCGCCAATATGACACGTTCAGAGATTATTCTGACAGTACCATTGAGAACACCTATGACTCCGGTAGCAAGGTCAACGTAATTCTGGTTGGCTGTTGTAGTTACCGTGGTGTCTGTCGTGATGACCTTAATATCGGTGGCACGCTCGGTAGACAGGTCGATAATCGCTTCATTAATAGAATCGTTTATCGTAATGATCTGCTGCCTGTTTAGCGTCAAGGGACTGGCCAGCCTGCGAACGATGACTTTGATTCGTTCCCTCAATTCTGAAATAGTTAAACTATATTTAGCCATTTACAAATCTCCGAATCAATCACAAGTTCACCATTACCCTGTTTCTCGTTGCATGGTACAAGGTCATACCGGCTTCATGTCCGGCATCGTCGATTCTGTCCTGGACACGTTTTTCCTGAGCAGCCTTACATTGCTGGTGTTGTTTGATTAAATCTCTCTTGGAAGCATGTCCATTCCTTCTGACATCCCTCAGGACCAAAGACCACGGCTCATTCGGTTCTGCCACACGAATACAATTTACAAAACCATTATGGTCGTAATAAACACCCCATCTCTTGTCGATGAGGTCGAACCGCAGAGACAATTCAGCGTCTACTCTGACAAAATCTCTTTCTGTTTCATTTAGACCCATAGCCTCTGCGGTTCGAGTATAGTCTCTCAAGTAAGCCCTGTACTTTAATCTAAGGTCTATTCGTTCACTCGGTGTCATCTTGAACCTTTTTTGGTTTTTTAGGAGTCAATTCCGCAATTTGCTCATCGCAAAACTGTATTGCTCCCTGGATACGCTGCATCGTAGCGGTTGTACTCTCTACTTGTTTTCGCAGGGCCTCCAATTGCTGTTGGCCTCTTTCGAATTCAGTTACCAACTGTTGACGTTTTTTTTGTAACTTTTTTGTCATGTCCATACTAAGTCTCCTTGTCTTAAAAGTTATGGGAGGCGACACGCGCCGCCCCCCGTTAAAATTAACTATCTGCATCAGGTACGATAGTAGCCTGTGCGGCACCGGCACCGTCAACGCCGGTAGCAACCCATTTATTAGCCACATGGCATACTAAAGTGTAAATTGACCCAGCAGCCATGGCCATTTCATTTGCGCCGGAGCAATCTACGCCGTTAATCTGGTCACTTCCAGCAACAGCTGTTTGTAATTCACAGCCGGTAGCAGGTACGGTAATACGAATAACATTACCAATAACCGCTGTCGGCAGAATAATCACATCATTGGCGTCATTAGCGATAGAGACCGTAACGAAAGCAGAACCAGCGGTTATGGTTTGCTGGTTTGCCTCCACCTGCGCCTCAAGCGCTACAGATGAACTTTGAACACCCGTGGTGCAGGTTACTGCGTCAGCAAATAGGCTTGTTCCAGACGCAACATTCAACGCACCAGTTGTAGAAGTAACAGAAATCTGCACACCAAAAGCATTGGTTTGCGCTGTACCTGTATCAACGAATCTCGCCATGAAACCCTCGGCTGCCGAAACAGGCTGTGCCGAGTTGGTTACAAGTAACATACTTCCTCCGGCATTTGCTAATGCGGTGTCTTTTGTCAACTGAAGCATTCCCACGTCATTAGCACCAATCCAATTACCAGTTGTACCGTCAAGAAGAGCAAGCGTGGTAGTTTGACTCGCCGCCGAAGCAAGTTCTAACGCTACACTCGTAGCGCCATCACAAGTAATCTTTAATCCGGCAGCAGTACCATCGTGGTTTATCGTCATGGTATCACTGTTGCCGGAAGTGTCGTTGCCGGTAATCGCAAGAATCGTACCGCGACTATCGGCGCCTATCATCGTACACAGGACATCCGTGAGTTTCAGGGTTTCTGTACCAGCGTCCCAATTAAGAAGATTGCCCGCGCTAACAGACAACCATTCTTGGTCAAGGCCGTTCGTACCATTGTCACCCCATGTTACCTTTGCGGAACTATCATCCGTTGCCGTTACTAACATAGCTGAAGTTGAAATAGCATAAGTGTAAGTAGATGCGGCTCCTGCGAACTGAATTGCAGAATCCTCAAACACCAAAGCGCCAAGATTAGAGTTGCCGTCCTGGTCCCACAGCATAAAGTCGCCTGCGGTCTCGGCCCACCATTTCTGGTCGATGCCCTTGCCAGTAACACCCATCGCTATAGTTCCGGTCCCTGAAGCGACTTGACCTATCGTGAGCACAGCAGATGTTGAGGTGATACTGAAATCACCCGTACCAAGAACATCGCCTAACAGTATGGAGTCACCGTCGCCAAACGCAAGAGTAGCGGCATCAAATAGCATCTGGTCGCCGCTCTGGTCCCAAAGGCAGAATGAAGAAGCTGTTTCGCCAAAGAACTTAACATCCAGCCCTTTACCATTAACACCTATCTGGAGATCTTTGCCGGCAGCGGCAATTTCCCGAATAAACAGGCTCGAACCATCGGAATCAATCTTGAAATCGCCTGCATTTGATGCTCCGGTTCCAAGAAGCAATTCTACATTGTCATTCAGTGATATGTTAGCGCCTCCGGCCACGACTAACTGGTCAGCCGAGTAATCCCATGTCATTCTTGCTGAAGCGGTGGCCCCGAAAAAGATTACATCGACACCATCGTCATCTTTACCGAAATTCCATACACCGTTATTGGTATCACCCGAAGCATCGAACCATACATCCGCCCCTGCAACCGTGGCGTTATCGATAAGAAAGTCCGTCAACACTGAACCATCACCGATATTTATAGCATCGTTGGCATTGACCGCAGCTAAAATTAATGCCGCTGTCGAACCTGCCGTCGAGATAGTGTAATCATTACCATCACCGAAATTGATGTTTTCGCCATCGCCTAACGATAAGGAACCGGGCGCAAGACCACCGGAAGCTGTAAGTGTTCCGGTTACGGTAAGGTTGACCGCTGTAAGGGTGTCTTCGAAAGAAGTATTTCCGATAACTTCTATTTCGCTTGCCGTGCTATCCCATCTGATAGTACCGTCTATGGTAGAGCCTGCTGTAGCGGAATCACCTAACAGGATGTAATCATCGTCCTCTAATTTGAGGTCGATACCATCGAGGGACAATTTGTTGGCACTTGCATCGAATACAATATCAGCAGCGGATGTTTCACCGAAGATTTGAATATCGAAGCTGTTCGTACCGTTACCAATTGTCCATACCGTATCATCGGCGGCGGCTAACATATCCAACTGTCCTGATGTCCACCTGATTGTTACATCATTGGAATCACCAAAATACAGGAAATCGTCGTCCTGTAAATTCATGTCCCAGCCGTTCATCTCAAGGATAGCCGTGCTGACATCGAACAATGCTATGTCTGTTGCGGTATTGCCGTAAACAGCCAAATTCAGTGCGTTAGTAGAGCCGATGCGAATCTCTCCTGTATCCTGGACAAGAGCTTCAATAAGGAGATTGGACGCATCCCACGTTATCGTAACATCCGCGCCATCGCCGAACCTCAGAACATCACTATCTCCGAGGTCGAGGTCAACATTATCAAATATCAACGCGCCTAACGAATCCGCTCCGCCGTCTAAATCCCACTTCATCAGATTCGTAACAGCGGTCTGGCCGATGAATTCGACATCATAGGAAAACGCAGCAGCCCCTATCCTGAATGTACTGTCAGCGGCGGCGGTCAAGGCAAGCCTTGTAGTGTCCCACTGAAGCACTGCGTCGGTCGAGGCGCCTATATTGATAGGCTCGCTGTCTCCCAATGTTATGGCCGTCAATGTCGCCGCACCCTGCCCTGTGACAGCCCATGTATCGGATGTGCCCTGAATGTCGTCGGTCGTTGCAGTAGTATTGGTAATCTGAATCGCAGCCGCCGTACTGGTTGACGTAATCTCTAAAGCATGAATATCAGAGCCGGTATCGTTATTGTCCAGCAAAAGAAGCTGGCCGTTAGATGAGATTATCGCATCGGTTGCTTCAATTTCTAAACCCGTAGAAAAAGCGGCATCAATAGTGATTTTGGTCCCTATGTTAGCCGCATCATCTAACGAACCTGCAGATACGCCGTTCTGTCCTGCGGGAGACCATGACGAACCGTCAAAAGTCCTTAACTGCTTTAATGTTGTATCGAAATACAACATTCCTTCCTCGGCTGCTTGTTTGTTTAAGAACACAAGGAATGCCGCAGCCGAAGCAAACACCCCACTAAGTTCAAAATTCTTGTTCAAATGACGTCTTACTATAGAACCTGCCATGGTAAATCTTTCTTTGGGCTTACACCCAAGTTTCACACTCTGTTGGTGTGATTCTGGTTAATATTCATCTGGTCGCGGGGGCCACGAGTTTTGCCCCCTACGACCAGACAAGGAAAATAAACTTACGTCGTTACATTGTATCCCTTGAACTGATGACGCGGGTTCAAGAGAACAAAGTTCACATATTCTACCATAGAGGCGAATTTATTATCGCCCGTATGGCTTTGTACTAACACCTGTCCACCATCACCTAATACCCACGTGGGCGGCGAGTTGGCCGCAAACGCAAAGTCGTTAGTGTTGATGATGTAAATCAAATCATCCGGTATCGATGCCAGGGACGAAAGGATAAGACGTATATCCCCGCCCATCGCAATAGCGTTCTTAGTGAATCCACCCTCGAAGTTAAGGGCGGTCATTGTATTGAACCGCCTGTCGTCTTTCGAGTTCAGGAAATACTTTAACTCCGACCGTGGCGAGACTAACAGCATGTTTGGCCGTGCCTGCCTGTTGTACTTCATGTCCTGTACGATACCAAGCAGTACCTCTTCGTCCAATTCAGCGTTGACGTTCTTTGTCAGAGACTTCAACTGATACGAATTGGTCGTAGTCCTGTTGATATTCCAGATGGTCGTGAAGTTCGTAGTGGTCTCTGAATTATTGACGCCATCAGAGACTAACTGTTGCAAACCGTTGATTTCCTGAATATCGGATACTGCTGTTGAACTGGTAGTGATAGTACCATAGGCGCTTTCACGAACCAGCACGTCACTCACCGCAGCATCAGAAGTTCCGGCATTATCCAAAGCTGCCGCATTTGTAGCGTCAACGATAAGGATTTCGGCTGTACCCGCATCCAGGTCTTCCGATACGATACTATCAACAACACCAATTTCGCGGTCATTGGTTTCAATATCAACGACCTTGGTAATTACATTGCTGCCATTATAGGTGATAATCTTGAGTCTCGTACCGACCGGAGTGTACTGGGCGGCGGAATACCCTCTACTGGAAATACCAAGCGATGTGGGAATACTTCCCACGCCTGATACAGTAGCCAGCACACCATCGCCCGAACCTGCCAACATTCTGTCGAAGTTGTTCTTGTAGGCGATAATATTGGTTTCGAAACTCTTGGTTACAGCCATTATGGCCGATTTCTGACCGCTGTTTGCAGCCTTGATAACCGGCCCCGTCAATTCGATGTAAGCATTAAGATATTTAACATCGTCCGTCCCTTGCTTACCTTTTACCGGAACGGATGTTAGGTAATTTCCACCTTCAGAGATTGCACCGACACCTTCGGCCCTTTGCGTCAAGAAGAAATTAGTGATGTTGTTTCCACCACCCGGAAGCAGTGAAGCATCTCTCTTAATAAACGCAGTCAGCGAAGCATCGTTATACGTAGTATCAATCAATGTAGGCAAATATACATTTTTAAGCAACCCATCTAAATTCGTAGTATTGGATAGGTTGCCTATAGTTGTTGCACCTGCCATAATTCACCTCTTTAAACTTGTGCGGCCTCCTTTGAAAGATATTCAGAGGTATTTTTCGTTATATCTTCAATCTTGAACCGCTGCTGGGGCGGTTGTACCGTAGTAGAACCCGTCCCAGCCGTTATGGGAGCAACTGTTTCATTGTTCTTGACTATCTGTTGGGTATTAGCTGTCTTACCGGCCTCAAAAACCTTTGTAATTAAATCGTTGAATTTAGGTGCGAACTGATTTACCACATGTTTGTATCTAACAGGTGTATAATTCAGACCGTCCCTATCGGGCTGCGTAACAGCCAAGCGGGCAACACCTATATCAACGGCCCCGAGAACCATTTCTTTCGCTATTTCCTGAACAGATGGGTCAAGATTTTTGAATACTTCAGTTTGTCCCAACTCATCATACACAGTAGCGATATTTTGTTGCTGTACACTCTTGAGATCGGACTGCTCGTTTCTTTGATTTAATGATTTATTTGTTTCAACCAATTCATTAACTACTCCCAATATCTCTTTTATGTCCTCATTATAATTTGCGGCAGTGACATCCCCCTGCCTTGTGGACAACTTGCTTTGGAGGTTAGTTAGTTTCTGGTCAATTGGAACCTGTGGCGATGTGGTTTCCGTACTGACGGGAGCGGCGGGTCGCAATTGTTCTAACGTGATGACCCCCGAGCGCAATCCTTCGGCTTCTGTTCCGTCGGGGTCAATTCCCATCATACGTATTGTATTATTGGAATCTGCCAACTGCTGCTCCAGTCTCTTTACAGTACCTGCATCTTCAGCGGGTGGTGTCGTCTCGGCTTGGGGCTGAGTCGCTGCCGTTTCAGTCCCTTCTTGCGCGACTACAGTAGATGTGTCCGCATCTGCGCCTGGTTGAGCTTCGGTAAGCTCTTTTAAGATATTCGTACCCATATTGTCCAATGAGTTGCTCTCTTGAGTGCTTCCTTCTGCGCTACTCTGAACTACTTCATTTGCCATGGTTACTCCTCTGCGTCTTTTGACGCCTCTAAGTCTGATTGTTTGATTTCTCCGGCAAGTATCGCCTGCCGGACCTGTTGTTCCTGCAATATTTCACCATGCTGGGCAAAATGCTCCTGCATTAAAATATCAAGAGCGAACAAGCCTATATCGCCTGTCTCAACATACTTGAAATGATTATCCACTAAATGTTTCCTGTGCTCGATTACATGAATATCGTGCCTGTCGAACAATTGGACCTGTGGTACAAAAGCTATCTGCTTGACCGCCTCTGTAGCTGCTTCAAGGGCCTCTTTCCCTGCCAATTGCCCAATTACCTGTTGAATCTTTTCCGGCCCGCCACCTTGGACATATGCTTGTTCGGCTATCAGAAACTCTTTCTTGGCATAGTTTATATCCTTGGCCTCGTCTTTTAAGATGTCTTCTAATCCCCCTACGTCCATTACACTTAAAACTTTCCTCTTGCTTTCGGGGTCCTGGACGTTAATCAATCCCATTTGCAGAAGCTGAAAGGTCGTATCTATCTGTACTGCTTTACTGAACGGAAGCGAAGAACCGCTCTGGGCGACTACGTTTATTTTCCCGTTCATGTCCTTAGTGTTTATGCGAAACATCGTCCATGAATTGTCATCGCCTATGATAGGTAGTAACCTGTCGCCATAGTTGGCAAACGCCAAACTTAACATTTGATAGACCGCTCTCTCGTCCTTCTTTTCAAACTCTCTTATAATAGGAGCGTTCTGGGTAACGTCTTTTTCCTGTAATAAAGCCAACCCTACACCGCTGCGAGGGCCACCTTTGGGCTGCTTGCCCTTGGAAGCCGAATGGAAAGCGAATACCTCGTTAATATCATCCTGTATGATTTGTAAGTGAGCAAACAAACCACCCGATACAGAAACGCCCGGCTCTCTGTTTGGCTTAAATCTTCCCTCGTATTCGACGATGACGGCGACACCGTCGTCAACTCTTTTGAAATCTATCTTCGCCTCACGCGGCGCCATCCATAACCCATTGCCAAGAGATTCGGTATTTTCTAAAATCTGCGTCCTTATAGTGTTATATTCTCTTTGCAGTGGCCTGCCCTGACTCAAGCGGCTCGAAGTACCTATGACGTTTTTGTGCGCATTCAAAGGAGCGTAAGGAGTAAATGGCAGCATATCATGGGGATATGTTTCTATCGGATAAGGTCTATTTTCCAGCATTACCCCATCCTCAAGGCCAGCCATTATCAAGAACATCCTCATTTATCTCATCCTCTTCCGGCAGGATATTTGCCGCCGATGGAACTCCTGTAAATTCCGATAAGAATTCATTGAATACCTTTATTTCAAACTGGTTCTTGTCGGAATCCTGAATGAATAAACTCGATGACTGTATTAAACTGGCTTTTTCCTGGCCGTAGGCATTGATTATCTCGCCTAACGTCATCGGCCTGGCATGTATTATCCATTTCAATTTATCCAGAGGAATGCGCCAATCCCAAATTAGTTCGTTAGTAGGAACAACCTCGGATTCGACATCGCCTTCCCATATAAGACCGACAGGCAATTCGGGATTATGGTCTTCCTGGTCAGGTGCGGAGTTCGACCCTGTTATGCTTGATTTACGATTCCAGATTACTTTTCGCCACGCTACATTAGAAATATCATACCATGTGATTAAAAGCTCTCTCTGTTTGTCGAAGTCGGTTTTTCTTCTGAGGTAATCTAATACCTTCTGACCTCCCACAGCAGTTGCCTTATCGTCTGTATCAGTACCGGCGGGCATTACATCGAATTTCGCCCTGTTCTTTGTTCCTAATGCTATGTCGTTTTGAACAGCAGGGCCAAGTTTGTTGGCGGTAACGGTGTGGGTGGGAAGGTTCGGAATGCCCTGGAGATGACCTGCGGAAATCTGTATATGCTGATTTCCCGTCAGATAACTTATATTTATATTCCACTCGCGAATATTCCTCTTACGAAACGCATTGAATGGCTTGACTTTGGCCTTTATAATATTTCGGGCATTTAGGTCAATATCACTCAGTTGCGGTTGCGCAGAGTTGACTTGTGGAGTCTTGTTCTTGATTTCCCTTGGCATTCTTTTCCTGGAAATAGTTATTTACATATTTTTGCATAACGCCCTTGTCGGCGTCTATCCTGTATTCTGAACCGCAATTATTACATTCAATCACTAACCAGAACGGGAT